TCACTGTGTTAGATCCATGGTCCTAGGTCGTACCAGTCTTGGACTGATACGGTTTGTAACTCAGCCCCCTCTAGCCGATCCCTAACGGGCAAGGCTAGAACGCCGTCAGGTGCAGTATCCCACTTCGGTGTGGAAAACCATAATGTATTGGAAATAGGCAACTTATCTAGTGCCAGAATACCAGTGCATTTGCGCCTGCCTAGTGGGTCAACCGACCCGCTAGAGCGTTGATGCGGTACTAATGCGTTACCATCGAAGTACATGGTGACGCGCCGCAGGGATTTTGAGACGGTGGACCAGTTTTCATCCGGTCCTTCGAGGAGATACAAAGACGCGTACATAGCACCAGTACCCGAGAACTTACGTTCTACGGGCCGCTGATGGCAAATTCGCGTGGAGAATCCCTCGTGACCATCTCTGAGTTTTGTGGGGACGGCTTCATCGAAATTGGTAAGGAGACCTTCGTCTCCATATCCAAGTGGGATGTATGACTGCTGATATTTACCACGCAGTTGGCGCTTGACGTAAAGCCAAGCTCGCAACAAACGTGTATCACAGCCGTATCCCCGATTACGATGGTGAGCAAAACGCCTAATAGCGTTAGCCATCCGGAGAAGTGCCGGGCCCTGGTCTTCAGGTTCATCTTCCTCCTTAAAAAAGAGTGGACGGACATCGAGACCACGCCAGACATCAACCCCACAGCTCTCGAAAAAACTTCCTGCCAGGAAGGTTTTCGTCGCATTTGTCTCGAGCCCAAACACGCTCAGACAACGGATCACGTCAGCAGCAGATTCTTGGCTACAGATAATATCGTCTCCAAAAACCTGGGAATCGGGATCGAATTGGCGCGCTATCGAAAGATATAATAGCGTCTCAAGCTCGAATGTATACCCGTTACCCATACTGCTAAACATCTCAAGTTCTATCCACGTACCCCGAACATTCATGTAAGGGGAGCGGAATAGTTCAAGCAAGTGGCACCATCCCGGTGCTCTTGATAAGAAGAAGCGGACCATCATTAACGCATTCGAACTACTTGCGTTCTTCAGGTCTATCGTGCACTTTCCGTCGCGCTGAGCGCGGCGTACTAACGCACGATTCTTATCTGCTTGCGTTGAGAGATCCATGTGAAGAACACTAAGGAACCTTCTGCGCATCAGCGCGCCAGCAGCAAGCTGGTGACGCATATTAACACAGGGCTCCGAACCAATGAACCGGTCAGTAAAAGCGTTCTTCAATGCTGTGGCAGCTTTGGACCCGTGAGTGATCACGGTGCCACTACATGTACCCCTCACACCGTACTCGAGTGCGTTCCAGCCATGGAACGTGTCGAATGACGATACAAGGGGGTCGTAGAGTGCTGCCAGCCTAGGTGTCATCCCTTGTGATGACGTGAGCTTCTTATAGAGCGTTAGATTTTTTGATGTACAGTGGGTTGTAGCTCCCGGACCAAAGCGCGTGAGCGCCTGGAAATCGTGAAGCTGCTTCCCAACATCACCTAAAACCCGACTGATGAAATGCTGAATCCCATGTATTATGCGTGGGTGGACAGCAAGTGACAACTGAGGCTTTTCAGCGACAGCACGTCGTATCAGTTCGTTGGTGCCCTTACAAGATAATTCCCCGGCAAAAAATGAATCATATGCCGCCTGTACACGATCCACGCCAATATCTGGCTTGGGATTCTTTCGGAAGAGCGCATAAAGCGCGTATTCTTCCGGGAAACTATTGTGTTCAGTATTGGGAAATGGCAGGCTCGCTAAGCTTTTGAAATCGCGTCTACCCAGATGAACCAGGAATGAGGCTTTGTAGTCATTGCCATCAGGGAGTAAATCTTCCGCAAGACGGCGTGCTACTTCGCACTCATGATCAAGGAGGCTCCGTGAGGGGCCACTGGTCGTACTAGGTTTTTCTGAACCAACCGTCTTTTGACGGCCTGGGGGCCTTTTGCCCTTGGACTGTTTTGACACTGAATATCTCCCTAATTAGCGGAGCGCAAAGCCATCGCGCATCGCTCCCTGGATGACAGATTGGGCAAGCCCGTTCTTAACCAGAGCATGGAGATTATCAATATCGGACTGCGGTGCTTCCGTGTAAGTGTCGTAAATGACACGAGCACGGTTGTAAACAGTAGTACCGTCAGTCAGAACAGTTGGCACATTGACGCGAAATTCACCCTTCCGGAACTTTGCGTTAAGCGAAGGTACCGGGGTTGACAGGGTGAGTTCAAGCTGGTGACGAGCCGGCACACTCGGAAGGACTTCGCGCATCACCGTCAAAGCAGGACTTGCGTCCAGGACGGTAAAGGTGCGTACTACCGGGGTTGAGGCGCCATCGGAGATGGTATAGCTGGTTGAAGCGGCGGGCATAGAAGCCTCCGTTAAATCCTCGAACGTTTTCGTACGAGTTGGCTGAAAAGTGCGGCAAGGGTTACGCCGCGGATTGTGCTGATTCTCGGATTCCACTGCGGTAGTACTGCATGTGGAACACGAACCTCTCGCGACGCAAGTCGCGATGTTTGCGTGCAAGAAGCAAAGAAGTCTGGCCTAGCCAGATCATCAATGTAGCTCCCATTACCGGTGTAGACGTCGTGGTAAATGATGGAAGACTTGACAGTCTCCCAACACGCCACCCGTCCCCAGTAGAGCGGAGCATCTAACGCCTCCAAGAACTTCCCGACTCCAATAAAGTAGTCGGCAGCCCAAGACAGTGTCGTTAGCTCCCATGCGAGAGACAGCGGATTGACAAGACCATGATCAGAGATCCACGCCGCAAGGGGTGAGTCATTGATCGCAACCAGGGACAGTCGTTTCGTAGTACGGTAAGTTTCAGTCCGCACCGCGCGACGACCAGCTGGATCAGGCAAACCTACTGGGTAGGCACTTTCACCCACGTTTTTGGCCGAAACCATAGCGCGAGTTATGTGAGGTCTTTTTGCCTTATCACTATTTTGCAATTCGATAACTGAGTCGTTGACGTCACGAACGAGGGTTTCAACCCCGAAGTGATACAGTAACCAGTAATCTGATGCAGAGCCAGTGAATTTCCCTATAGCACGTTTTCCCCTTGTCATTGGGTACTTGCGTCGTAGACGCCTGGAGATCTTCTTCCAGGAGCTTTCGATTGAGCCAGTTAGAACTGTTATGGCCGCTTGTCGCGGTGATCTCGAGAACTGTAAAAGTCCTCGATAGCACTTGTCGATAGCAGCACTAAACATTCCGCTGGTCTGCTTGAACTCCCCTAAACTATTCGCATAGTTAACTGCATCAGCTCTCGCCTCAGACAGTAGGTCATTCATCAGGTCTACAGCAGGGATTCGGAAATCAGGGTTTGGGTCTGCAATAGGGAGAAAAGCACATTCATAGGACGATCGTATGTAACGGTATCTGGAGTACTGTGTAAGCACTCCATCATTCCACCACTCACGGTCGTAACCTCGTGTGTACTCTCTATAATGCTTTCTTATATCCGTCTTCCGATAACCAGTTGGCATGAACTCTAGGTCCTCGGGCTTGGGTTTTGCCCTGTGGACTGTCGGCGTTACACTTTCGTACATCTCTAACGACACTCCATCTGCGCGATTAGTGGTAACAAAAAATGGCGACGTATTGTAATACACGTCATCATGTTGATGTATGCCATATCGCTTCAGTGGTGTTGTCATTATCTATGCTCCAATAAGGTTAGCTCGGAAACACCGACGCCCCAACTTGACTAACGACATTTTGTCGCGTCAGGGACGGGG